GGAATGGTGAGGACCGTTGCCGCACCGTCAGTCACGGCCTGCGTCACATACCCGGCAATCGCCTCTTCAATAAGGCTGCCAAGGTTGGTGTTTGTTGTCGCGCCCCAAGTGCCGGACTGATCGCCTGTGCCAATCAGTTCAAGCTTGAGATTTGTCGAATAGGTGCTGGCCATACAACGGCTCCTAAGCGGCTATAGGTGTCCATGTCGGGGATTGAGCAGGGGCAATACCGGCCCATGACGGGTTCTGGTTGGGGGTGATTTGACCCCATACAAGGACCTGTCCAACATATCCTGTTGCGGAAACGCCTGCAACAAGGACGTTCGCTCCCGCACTTGCTGTTGCAGTTCCAACTTGTCCTGTGCCCGAAACGCCCGTCACATCGACATAGTTCACGGTCAGCGTTGTGACCGTTCCAACTTGTCCTGTGGCAGCCTGCCCGGTGACTGAGACATTGGCGGTGCCGACGACGGAAAGAGATCCAACTTCGCCCGTGGCAGATAGACCCGTAACGAGTGCCGCAGCGCCGCCAAAGGCTGCCGCCGTTCCAACTTCGCCCGTAGCAGACACGCCTGTGACAGGCACAAGAATAGAGGCTGAGACCGAAGCAGTGCCAACTGCCCCCGTGGCTAGGAGTCCACTAACGAGGCAGTTGGCGTCTGCTTCAACGGTGACCGTACCGACAGCCCCCGTTGCGGCAATTCCTGTGACGTCTGCCTGAACATTCAGAGAAACGACAACGGAACCTACCGATCCTGTCGCAAGCCCAATGGTGACCGCGCCCTGACCGAAGGGGAGTTCACCCCATCCAGCAGAACGCGACCAACCTTCAAAGGCTACGACAGCATCTGTCACGGCTCATCACGCAATACGGATAATGGCGTCAGTAGCGTTGGCGGTCGGGAAGACGACGGTGAAGTCGCCAGCCGAAGCCGTCTTGTCCGAACCGAAGTCAAGAATGACAACGGACGGATTAGTATAGGTGTGGGCCGGGGTGCTGTTATAGATCATCGCACCACGGGCCGTGAAAGACGCGGACGACCACGTCTCGTCAGCAAAATCCGTATACGCCGTCGTGCCACCGGTCGTCGGGTTGACGTTGGACAGTGCCGCACCACCTGCCGTGTAGGCGGAGCCAGAGGTGTTGGTGATCTCGTCCGTCGCCGTATAGGCCGTCGTTGCGGCCGTGAAGGACGCGCTGTTGGTGTACAGAGCGATATAGAAGATGTCGCCACCAGACGCACGGAAATCGTGAGCGCCCTCAAGCAGTTGCTGCTTAAAGGAGGTGCACATAAAGTTACCGGTAAATGCCATCACAGCCTCCTTAGGAGTTCGGCCAGTTTAGGTTGTCCTGCCTCGGTCACGGCGTGACCAACGGTTGTCCTGTCGCTTTGTATAGCACGTTTCATGTGAAACAATACGACGTGCTCCATCTGGTCCCGAAAGGCCAGAGCCTGTTCCCGGATCGCGGGAGGGGCTGTGTCAGAGACCTGAATCAAACGCTCTACACAGCGTTTAGCCCAGAACTCAGGAGGGTGGCCGCCGTTTGAGGTGGCCGCCACATCCACCTTCATGACAGTTGCCTGACCCGGATCGACCCAAGACATCAGTTCGCCTTCACTCTTGTGAGCCCGTCACGGTAGGCGTCGATGTTCTCACGGCCTTCACCGAGGTTCTTCAGACGGCTGACGGATTCGAGGAAACGGTTTTCGTACTTCTGCTGCAAGTCAGCCTCGCCCTTCATGTAGGTGTTGGCCTCAGACAAGCTGCCATAGAGCATGGCTTCTTCGGCATAGGTGCCAAGCCATGACGTGCCCGCGTCAACAATTGACGCCGGGCGATAGTAGTAGTGTAGCTCCGCCGCATAACTTGAAGCTGGGACGGGGGCCAACAAGAAGTTGTCCACGTCAAACAGGGCGTAATACTTTGGAACACCCGTCGCGCCGGAAGGATTGTACTCCTGAACGTATTCCACATCCTTGTTCAGCAGAAAGACCTTCGAGCCGCTGACGGTAACCGACAGACTGTACGGGGACAGGAAGTCGCTGGGGGCGGCAAGATATTGATTGCTGGCCGAGCAAGACCCGCTGACGTTCTTACGGAACACCTCCATCTGCGCAGCGTAAAGGATGCGCTCTTCGCAGTTGCGAATGAAGGTGTTGATGTTCTGATTGAACGTCGTCTCGTCGTACTCGGTCCAGTCTTTGATCGCCTGCACCAGTGTTGCGTATGTCCAAGCCATCACGGTCCCCCAATCACAATGGTCACAATACCAACGCTTGTGACCCCTTGGGTAGAGATATTCTGGATGAAGGGGAAGATCTGCTGACCAACCGGGACATCCATAGGTTCAATGCGGTCAGGCCGTGGGTTCGCCAAGGCCTGTGGTTCTGTCGGAGGGTAGATCGGATCAAGCTGCGGGTGCTTGGCTTCCCAGCACTCCGGACACGTCCTCAAGCCCTGCCACTCACGCTTCAGTTGCGTGTAGTAATACATCTGCCCACAGCGGTCGCAGATGGCTTCTGACTGAAAGCCTGTGGCATGACGCGCCATATCAGACCACCCGATAGAAGTTCTGGACTGGTGCCAGCGTCAAAGAAGCGCGGTCGCGGTCTTCACCGGCAGCTCGTTCGAACTCTTCCTCATAGACGGCCTTCAAAAGCTGAACACGCTCCGGGGCCTTCTTCATGGCGATGTAGTAGGCCAAGCCCGCAGCGAGGCAGGGGTAGAAGCGGAAGGGGACCTGAAGGGTATTCACACCAGCGCCAGCATCGTCCATGCGAACGAGCTTGTCCACGATGACGTAGTAGATCTCGTTGGGCTTTGGCCAAACATACAAGACGGGAGTGATCTGGCGGTCCACAAAATACTGAACAGGGCGTCCCTGTGTCAGCTTGTTTGGGATGTTCAGATAGTATTCGCGGCTGACTCGGTCGATGGTGAGGTCTGCCTGCGAAGAGGTGCCGACGCCGTCTTGGTTGCGGACGATGGCTGAGATGATGTCGATGGTGGAGTTAGACAGCGTGTAGCTGACGCCGCCGTTACCAACCCCGCCCGTCGGGCTGACCGTGATGGTCTCTTTCTCAATGGTCCACTGGTTCAGGCCGCGGTTGGCCCACTCGGCAAGAAGAAGGTTGAGGCTGCGACGCGCCGTGCGCTGATCGTAACCTGTGCGAATCTCAATGCCGCAACGCTCGAAGGCCTCTTCGATATAGTCTGCAACATCGAGTTCAAATGTCTTCGTGCCGGAGAGAGCCATTATTTACCTCGCTTCTTGGCGACCCCCGCTTCGGACAAAGCGATGGCAATAGCCTGCTTCCTGTTCTTTACCACAGGTCCCTTCTTGCCGGAATGGAGAGTTCCTGACTTGAACTCCTTCATTACCTTACGGACCTTCTTTTGGGCTTTGGTTGGCTTTTTCATTTTGACCCCGCGGCTCGCATATTATCAACGAGATTAGGATAGACTCGTCCTGCCTTCTTCGCTGCCGCTTTCGCCGCAGCTTTTTGAGAAGGGGTTAGGGCCTTGGACTTGCCAAGACCCTTGGGGCGGGGTTTAGACCACACCGGCTTCTTGGCCATCAGCACACCTTGCAGGACTTGTTGCCTTTGCCTTCGCAGCAGCCGTCACCACGGGGCTTGACCTTGGAGACCATGCCGCCCTTGGCCTTCGTCACGGAACCACCGCACTTGGCCATACCGCCCTTGGCGTATTTCTTAGATCCGCACTTCATGTCAGTACATCCTTCCTTTGGTGTGGCCCTTGATGCAGCAGCCATCGCCACGATGGCCCTTGCTCTTCTTGACCATGCCGCCCTTGCGGTACATCTGAGGCTCTGTGTCTCCTTGAGGGGTCGTGTCCATACCGGCGGGCCCACCCATAGCCCCATCATTTTCAATCAGGCGCTTAAGAGCTTCGCGGTCTTGTTTGAAAGAAGTCTCCTCAGAAGCTTCTCCCTCTTTCATGTCCTCGGCACGTTCCTTTCTCTTGTACTCGCGAAACTTGTCGCGAAGTGCCTGAGGAACGATGGAGTATTTCTCGCTGGGCTTGGCCATCTTATTTGCCCTTTTTCTTGCCGATGCCGATGATCAGCATCATGCCGCCCTTCTTCATGCCCTTCTTGGCCATGCCGCCCTTC